TCTACTATTAGTTGCCTTGTTTCAAATTTATTCATATTTTTTGTATATATTTAAAAAATTATGATTATTATTTAAATATATCAAAAATCGTTTTTAAAATTATGTTTAATCGATATCTTCTAAATTAGCATCTTCAACTTCTTCTAAATTAATTTCTTCTAGGTTTGCCTTTTCTAAATCAATATCTTCAATTCCTTCTAATTCTTTTAATTTATTAATTAGTAATGTAATTGTTTTTTTTTCTTCTTCATCTTCGGATGTTTCAAACTTTTCTTGTAATTCTCCAATTTTTTTTTGTCTACCAATAGAAATTTGTTCATCTTCATCTTCTTCATCATCATCATTTCCTTCTCCCAATCCTAAATTAATCAAATTATATACTTTTTTGGAATAGTCTTCTGGTTCAGTTAATGAAAATCCAGATACAAGCTGACTAGTTTGATATAATAGTGTAACAATATTTTCAAATGCTTTTTTATTATTATCATCATCATTAATTTCATCATATCTACTTTTCAATAATTTAATTGTTTTATGAGATGGATTTAATTCAAATATTTTTTTAGAAGTCATAACACGATTCATGGAAGAATCTCTTAATGCTTGTGCTTTCATAATTCTAGCCATATTAGCACTCCATCCATATTCAGTTGTTGATATACAACAAGGAGAATCAACAATTTTTTGTGAAAGTATGACTTTTTCAATTGTATTTCCTAAAATATCTTTAATATTTTTGCACATTTCGTCATAATCATTATCTAATTCTTCTTTATTTTTTTGTTCATCTTCGGTTAAATCAATATCTAGATTTCCTTTTGATACATCAATCAATTTTTTACCATCAAATTCTTTCAATAATTGAACAACATATTCATCAATCGCATCAGTTAATAAAAGAACAGAATATCCTTTTTTATTCAAAGTTTCTAAGAAAGGTGATTTCTTAATCATTTCTGTACTTTCTCCACTGATATAATAAATATGTTTTTGGTCTTCTTTCATATTTTCAACATATTGTGTAAGGGATGTTTGAGATTCACCAGAAGTTGTAGTATAATATCTAACAAGTTTAGAGAGTTTTTCTCTATTAGGTTCATCATCATTAATTCCCCATTTAATATTTTTATGAAATTCTTTGTAAAATTTATTATAATTTTCTTCATTTTGTGAAAGATCTTCCATCATTTTGATTGCTTTTTTGACTAATGTTTTTCTTATTTTTTTGATAGTATTATTTTTTTGTAAAATTTCACGGGAAATATTTAATGATAAATCGTCAGAATCAACTATTCCTGTAACAAAATGTAAATATTCAGGCATAAGTTGTTCGCATTTATCTAAAATAAAAACTCTTCTAACATATAATTTAATTTTACTAACAGCTTTATTTGAAGAATACATGTTCATTTGATTATGATTTGGTAAAAATAGAATACTTTTGAAAACAGTATTTCCTTCAACGCTAAAATGTAATTTTGCGGATGGAACATCCCAATCATTACTAATAGTTTTATAAAATTGGGTATATTCATCATCAGTAATATCACTTTTGTTTTTTATCCATATTGGTTTTTGTTCATTTAAGACATCCCATTCTTGTCTTGTTTCTGTAATTGTTTTAGTTTTTTTAGTTGTTTCTTCCTTAACTTCTTCAATAACAACCTCGTCAGTTTCGTTAATTTCATCGTCGTCATCATCGTCATCGTCATCAGAAATTTCAACTTCTTTTTCTTCAGTTTTTTCACATAGTAACGAAATTTTATGGTCAACAAATTGTGAATGTTTACTTACAATTCCTTTAATTCTTTGTTCATCCAAAAATTCTAATTCTTCGTCGCGTAAGTAAAGAACAATTTTTGTTCCTCTTTTAAGAGTTTGGGCTTCTTTTTCGATATCAGTTATAGTATAACCTTCTTCGTTAGAAGACCATAGATATTCATTATCATTATGACTTTTTGTTACAACATCTACGCGATTTGCTACTAAAAACACTGAATAAAAACCTACGCCAAATTGACCAATTAATTTACAATTATTATTTTTAGAACTATCTGTAAGTGATTCAATAAATTGTTTTGTTCCAGATTTAGCAATTGTTCCTAAATTATTAATCAATTCATCTTTTGACATACCAATACCAGTATCTTGAATAGTAATTGTTTTATTTTGTTTATCGGCTACAATATTAATTTCGAGTTTAGATTCTTCTTCCAATATTCCTGAATCGGTAATTGATAAGTATCTAATTTTATCTAATGCATCTGATGAATTTGATATTAATTCTCGTAAAAAAATCTCTTTATCAGAATATACTGAATTAATAATTAATTTCATTAATTGATTAATATCAGCATCAAATTTTTGTATTTTTTTGTCTTCCATTTGAGTCGTCATTAAATATTTAAATATTAATAATCAATAAATCCTTATATTAAAAATATATTAATCTTTTATATTTGTAAATTAGAATATGTTTAATTTACAAATATAAAAGATTTTTAAATAATATATTAAATTACATAATGCAAATGTTAATGCCCAATCAAAGACCTAATCCATTAGCCAAGATTTTAGAATCTTTTAAAAATATTAATAATGCTTTAGAGATTGCTCAATCTAAAGGAGCTTTTACATTACAACAATCATCTATAATTTATAAAGCATTACATGATGTAAACGAATATTTTTCAAATATTCAAACGTCTGCGGAATCATCTCAAATTATAAACCATATGACAAAAGAAGAAGCAGAAGATAGTGCTGCACAAGAAGAAAGTGGAATCGTATTAAATGAAGCAGAACAAAAGAAATTACGACGTATTAGTGAAATTGAAAACCAAATTGCTCAAGCAGTTGAAACTTCTTCTGAGTCTTCAATTGAAGAAAACCGAGAAGAATATGAAGATGAAGATGAAGTAGAAGATGAAGTAGAAGATGAAGTAGAAGATGAAGTAGAAGATGAAGTAGAAGATGAAGTAGAAGTAGATGAAGTAGAAGATGAAGTAGAAGTAGATGAAGTAGAAGAGGATATAGTAGTAGAAATCATTCCGCAAGAGCAAGAACAAAATACATTGCCTTCAAATTATTTTACTAAACAATATCAGAAACAAAGGAAAGAAAAAATTACCGAAGAAAACCGAGTAGCAAACATTTTTTATTCAGATAGTGATGATGACGAAACTATTGAAATTTAATTTATGAAAAATCTGGATTTTCAGCTTTAGTGTCTTCAACTTCGTCCTTAATTTGTTGTTTTAGTTTTTCAAGTTTTTTTGTTAGTTTTTTACTAGAACATTTTTTAACACATTTTTTAGTTTGTTTTGCAATTTTGGAATTTAATTTTGCTAATTTTTTTTCTAATTCTATAAGTTCTTTAGATTTTTTAATAGGTTTTGTTTTTTCTTCTTTTTTGTTTTCTAATTCTGCTTTTTCAGCAGCAGATTTTGCAGCAGCAGCTTTCGCCTCAGCAGCTTTTGCAGCAGCAGCAGCTTTTGCAGCAGCAGCTTTTGCTTTTTTAATAGCATCAGCAACTTTTGATGACTTACCTCCTATAAATCCAAATTCTTCTTTTGGCTTTCCAAAAAAAATAGCAAATAACATAATAAATAATGGACCTACTACTAAAATCCATGATATTAATCCTGCTCCACTTTTACATAAAGCATTGAGTATCCAAATAAATACACCACTAACAATTGTTGATGGTAGAATATTACTACACACAGCTTGATATTTTGTTTCAGAAAAACTTGCGAAACAAGTTGTTATTGTAGCAATAACACCAATAATTGTTAATATAAACTCAATTCTAGCAGGAGTACATAAACTTTTAAATACTTTAGTTGTTTTTGAAATAATTGTTTTGATAACCATTTAATATATATATTTAATATCTATATTAAAATAAATTATTTTAAATTAAATTAATTTAAAGAGAAATTTGTCCAAAATTTCTAAATGCTTCAGATTGATCTTCATCTTCACCTTCATCTTCATCTTCATCTTTATCTCCTTCTAATGTTTTTAATTCTTTTTCAACTTTTCCAATTCTTTTTTCTAAGTTATCTTTTTTCTCAGTTGAGCAATTTTCTTCTTTGTTTCTGAAGAATGAACATTTGTCCCAGTTTTCATGACGACCTTTCATTTTGGTTAATCGTTCTTTTAATGAAGCAATTTTTTCATCTTTACTTGGTTCTTGTTCTTCTTCTTGTTGTTCTTCTTGTTGTTCTTCTTGTTCTTGTTCTTGTTCTTGTTCTTCATCTTCAAAAAGTTCATCATTAAACATTTCATCATCATCATCATCATCAAAATCTTCATCATCATCAGAGTAATCTTCAAATCCTTCGTTTTTTGGAGGATTTATAAAAAAGATAGAAAGTAAGATTAATGCTAAAGGAGTAAGTACTAAAATCCATGATATGAATTTAGCTCCACCTTTACATAAAGCATTTAATATGTATACTAAAATAGAGGAAACTATTACATATGGGAATGCATCAGTGCAGGCTACTTGGAGTTTACTTCCAGAAGAATTAGTTAAACATGCAATAAGAACGGATATGGTACCAACAATTCCTAATATGGCTTCAACTTTTGCTGGAGTACATAAACCTTTAAAGATTTGTGTAGAATTAGAAATAACACTTTTAATTGCTTTTACAACCATTTAATTATATATATAATATACAATATATAAAAAATTTTTATTTTTGTTTAAAAAATTTGTCACTTAATGGTGTGTTATTGATTTCAATACCACAGAATTTTTCTTTTTGTTTTCTATAATTTTGTTTTTCATAAATTCCTAATTCAATTGATTGTTTTAATAAAAAAACAAAATTTTTATGAAATTCTTTATTGTGTCCATAAGATACAGACATAATATGTGCTAGTTCGTGAATTCCAACAAACATTAATGTATTAATTTTATGAAATTGAATTCTCCGTGCCATTTTTTCATCTTTAGGTCTTATACAAAAATGTAATTCTTCTCCCTTATTAACACTGAACGAAGTATATTTACTATGAGGTGATGATTCTTGAATATTATCAGTATTAAATTTTTTTTTTAATCTCTTTACTTTTTCATAATTTATTTTATCATTTTTGAATTTTTCCATTAAAAAATTAACAAGTTTTTTGAATCTTTTTTTGATTTCTGCGATAAGATCTGCTCCCTTTTCCCTATCAGGTAAATTACGAACTAAATGAACTGAACCGTCCACTGATGAATTTACATAAGATACATCATATTCAATAAAATTTATCCCTAGTAATATAGAAAGTGCTACGATTGACATTATAACTGCTGAATTCATGTTCTATAATAATATTATTATATAATATTATTGTAGCAATTAAAAAATTTATTTAATTACATCCCACCCATTTTTATTTTGTGAAATAGATTCGCATATTTTATATAGTTTACTATGTTGTTTTGCCCTATATATATCAAAATTATTAGTTTGAAAAAAGGATTCTCCTTTAATTCTAATATTTCCAAAATCGATTAAAAAAATTGTATTATTCAAAACGCATATATTTCCAGGATTTATATCACCATGGACAATATCAGTTCGTTGTATATATTCTATAATTTTAATAACTTGATTTTTCCAAGATTTGGGAATATTATTATATGTTATATTATTTCCACAATATGTCATGTAAATAGTATATTCTTTTTCATCTGTTTTAATTATTTTTGGGAAGTGATTATAATTTTGAAATAAATTCAAAGCATTAACTTCTCTTTCAAATTTTTCTTTTTTTTTTCTATATATTTTTTTTTTAATTATTATTGTATTATTTTCAATAATTTTATAAACAAATGAACTTCCACTTTTAACAAAGAATTGTTCCATTTATATTATTAAATAATATAAATTTAATATAAAGATTCGAATGCTGGACTTAAATAATTATTACCATCAAAAGCATTGATTCCATTACCAGTTCCCAAAGTTTCAATTATTGCTCCAGATTGAATAGCATTATAATTTGGTGAAAAATCTTCTTGTCTTATAGTATCTTCTAAAAATTGTGATTCTGATTGTCCATTAATACTAATACTTCTAGTTTCTAATTGAGGTCTATAATTTTGTGTAATTTTAGTTTGTACTCCTCCATTTTGACATCCTTGTCTTGGTAAATTATTTTGTGGTATTTGAGATTGATTATCATTTTGAGTAACTTGTAATGTTCTATTTAATTCGTTATAATGATGTTGTTTTGGATTTGGTAATGTTGTTTGCACTGTAGGTCCTTGATTTTGTGGGCTATTAGGATTTAATTGCATACTTCTATTAAATTCATTATATTGTTGCCCCCCTTGTTCTCCTTGTTGTTGATTTTGTTGTGCTTGTGCTTGTTGTAATGCTTGAAATTGTGCCATCATAAGATTCATTTTTCTTTGATATTCTTCTTGTTGTTTTCTTTGATATATTGAGTAAATTTTGTATAATAACATAGGAATAATTATGATAAGAGCAGCAAATGCGGTTTGTCCTTTCTCGTGTAAATTTTTTATAAACATCATATGACCTACGTGAAATACTAATATAAGAAGAACTGTTTTAAAATCTGGTTTAACAACTGTTGATTCACAACTAAAATAGTAAAAGGTACAATATAATATGAATGAAATAATAACAAAGTATTCGAACTTAAAATCTACGAAATTATTAAATTTGGCTATTGGAAAGTTAAACATTATATTCTATATACTTATTATATATAAATATATATTATAATTATAAAATGAATTGTCAAAAAAATATTGATGATGATGAATATGATAAAGAAATGCAGGAATTATATGATAATTTGAAAAAAAATTTAATTGAAAGTGGTGATATAGCAACTGAAACTCTATCAAATTTACACGGGCAGGGAGAAGATATAAAGAAAATTGATGATGGAATTGATGAAACAGATGTAAATGTAAAGAAATCAGAGACTATTTTAAAGAATATAAGTTTTATGAAAAATATGTTTGGATTTTTTACAAGGAGTAAAAAAAAAAGGAATAAAAAAAGTAAAGTTTTAAACGTATCAACACAAAATAGTGATAATTTGATCAGGACCCAAAAAAGTTTAGTAGTAGAGGATAGATTTGAAGTGAAAGATATAAGAAAAATAACAAATGAAACAAAAAAAATGAGAGAAGATATTGATGAAATAACACATTTAGCTCGAAGATTAACAATAATGTCAGAAGAGATGAATTCTGAATTGGAAGTTCAGAATGAATTTTTAGGAAAAGTTACTGATAAATTGGATGATACTAATTACAAAGTGAAAAGATTAAATAAAACAATAAGAAGAATTTAATCAAAATTAATATAAAATTGACATTTATATATTAAAATATAAAATATATATTTTTATATATAGACTATGAATCTTTCAAAAAATACTGAAATTTTGTTAAAAGATAATCCTAACCGTTATGTTTTATTTCCAATAAAGTTTCCAAAAATATGGGAAATGTATAAACGACAACAAAAATGTTATTGGACAGCTGAAGAAATGAAGTTAGTTGACGATATGAATGATTGGAATTTAAAATTAAATGATAATGAAAGATATTTTATAAAAAATATTTTAGCATTTTTTGCGGGAAGTGATGGAATAGTTTTAGAAAATTTGGGAAGTCGTTTTTTGTGTGAAGTTCAGATTCCCGAAGCTCGTACTTTTTATGGTTTTCAATTGATGATGGAATCGATACATTCAGAAACGTATAGTCTTTTAATTGATACATATATACGTGAAAACGATGAAAAAAACAGACTTTTTAATGCTATTGAAGAAATAGAATGTATAAAACAAAAAGCTGAATGGGCAATAAAATGGATACAGGATGATGAAGCGTCATTTGCTACACGTTTAATTGCATTTGCTGTAGTTGAAGGTATATTTTTTAGTGGAAGTTTTTGTGCTATTTTTTGGTTAAAAGAACGTGGATTAATGCCTGGATTAACATTTAGTAATGAATTAATTGCTCGCGATGAAGGTTTGCATACGGATTTTGCCTGTTTGTTATATAGTATGATAAAAAATCAAGTACCTCAAGATAATGTTTATACAATTATTGAAGAGGCTGTAGCAATAGAAAGTAATTTTATTTGTGATTCTTTACCTTGTAGATTGATTGGTATGAATTCAGATTTAATGAAACAATATATAAGATTTGTAGCTGATAGATTAATTCAACAATTAGGATACAAAAAACTTTATAAAGTATCAAATCCATTTGATTTTATGGAAATGATTAGTATAGATTCAAAAGCTAATTTTTTTGAAAAAAGAAACGATTCTTATCGAAAGGCAGAGGTTGGGCAATCGAAGCAGGATATGGAATTTGGACTAGATGACGATTTTTAATTTGTTATTTATATAGTATAGGAAATGTATAAAAATTGCGTTTGGCAAGCAAATGGAACATTCAGTTGTCAGAGGGTTAAAAAGAATTTACGAAATAATGATGTAGTTATTCCTAAAAGGAATCTAAAATCAATATATCCTCCAGTAAGAAGGATAATTGCCATTGGTGACATACACGGTGACGTGCAAAAAGTAAAACAAACTTTTATAAAAGCGAAATTAATAAAAAAAGGTATTAAGGGAAATTGGGTATGGATAGGTAAAGATACTTATGTTGTTCAAGTTGGTGATCAAGTTGATTTTGGTGGCAGAGGAGTTGTAACCAATGATAATTCAAAAGAATTAGAAGTTTTATTATTTATGGATTTAATGGATAAAAAAGCTAGGAAACATAAAGGGAGAGTAATTTCATTATTAGGTAATCATGAATTGATGAATGTTTTAGGTGATTTTCGATATGTTAGTTCTCAAGGTATGAATGATTTTGGTGGAGAGGAAAGAAGAAAGAAACTTTTTTCTCCAAATGGTAGTTTGGCTATATATTTAGCATATAATCGTTTAAGTATTGTCCAAATTGGAAAATGGGTTTTTGTTCATGGTGGATTACTTCCACAATGGATAGGAAGTCTAAATATTAAGAAACTTAATAATAAAGTTAAATCATTTTTATTAGGTAAATCATCTTGTGAAAATGATAAGATTTTACAAAGGATAATCAAAGGGGATGATAGTTTTTTTTGGACAAGAGAGTATGGATTTCCAACAGGAACTGATCATTGTAATAAATTATCTAAAACTTTAAAAAAAATGAATGCAACTGGAATGGTAATAGGACATTCAATTCAAAATACTATATCTTCTGATTGTTCAAATAAATTATGGAAAGTTGATGTAGGAATGTCTCGTGCTTTTGGAAACAAAGGAAGACCTCAATGTTTGGAAATTATTTCAAAAAAGAATGGAGCACGACAATCAATAAAAATTATTAAATAAATTTTGTAATATTTATATTCATGTCTAAAAATTGATTTTTATTTAAATATAAATAAATATAGCATTATAAAATGGAAGAAAAAATTAAAAGTTTAAGAATTGCTGCTGATATTCATAAAAAAGTTAGAAAAATGGTAAAAGATGATATTAAACCCGGTGCTAAAATTTTAGATATATGTGAAAAAATAGAGACCAATGTTCGTTTATTATCTAAATATGATGCGGAAAAACCTTTATTACAAGGGATTGGATTTCCCTGTGGGTTTTCAGTAAATAATTGTGCTGCTCATTGGACTCCAGTAACATCTAATGAAAAGCGTAAAATAAAAAAAGGTGATGTTTGTAAAATAGATTTTGGTGTTCATGTAAATGGTTATATTATAGATTCGGCTTGGACGGTTGCATTTGATGAGAAATATAATAATTTATTAAATGCAACAAAAGATGCTACAAATATGGGTTTAAAATTGGCAGGTTGTGATGCCCGTATAAGTGAAATTAGTGCAAATATTGAAGAAGTTATAAATAGTTATGATATTGTGTTAAATCATAAAAGATATAAAATTAAACCAGTAAGAAGTTTGTGTGGTCATCAAATAGAAAAATACAAAATTCATCATAAAAAGGCAATACCTATTATTAGGATGGATAATTATCATGAAAAGATGAAAGAAGGTGAATTTTATGCTATCGAAACATTTGCGTCAACTGGTACAGGTAATGTAATTGAAAGAGGTGATTGTAGTCATTATATGGTTGATTATAGAAACGAAAAAAAGAAAAATTTTCAAAATATGAATCCCGATGAAAAATTATTATTAACAACTTTATATAAAAAACGGAGTACATTACCATTTTGTCCTCGTTGGTTAAAAAGTTATGGGATAAATAATTATTCATCTAATCTCAATAATTTAGTCAAACGAAATATAATTAATACTTATCCACCATTATATGACGTAAAAGGAAGTTATATATCGCAATTTGAACATACGATATTAATTTATAATGATAAAACGGAAGTATTAAGTAGAAGCGATGATTATTAATTAAGAATTTACAAATAGTAATAACAAAATTGAATTTTTATTTGTAAATTAATATAAAATTTAAAATGATATTTCCAGTTAGATGTTTTACATGCGGAAAATTAACTGCTCAAAAAATTTGTATTTATGAAGAAAAAGTTAAACAACGTATTGAGTCTTCAAAAGGTACCGATTTAAAAACAGTTCAAGTTGGTGATATTTTAACTGAATTAGGATTTAAAAGATATTGTTGTAGAACGTTATTTCTAGGATATTTACCTTTGATTGATAAAATTGATAATCCTTATAAATTTAAAACAAATGAATTTCAACAAGAAAAATAAATTTATTAAATTGATTTAATTGTATTTTTATTATTATATGTTAATATTCCAATAATTCCACCAAGCATTCCTCCATATAATACTTGAAAGAGTGTATGGCAATAAATATATACTCTGGAATAACTCACAAAAGCACTGCTTATTAGTAATCCAGATATACATACAATTTTTGTAAACTTATTATAATTAGTATCAAAGTATATTAATAATGAATAATATATTCCAGAATACCAAGCACATTGACTATGTCCTGAAGGCATTCCATATGATTTTAAATCAAAAAACTTCAATTTATTAATAATAGAACAATTACCAGCATTTTTTGGTCTAGGCATTTTCAAAAAATATTTTAATGATTTGTTTAAAATTTCTGAAAAGAAAAGACCTTTTAGGAAAATAATATGGTTTTTATCAGAATTATATAAATAAGTGATTATTGGAATAGAAAAATAAAAGATTGGGGATATTTTAGCAATGTATAACAAATTGTCCAAAATCATATATGTTCTATACTATATTATATGTTTTTTTCTGTAATATAGGTATTTATACAATTGTTTCATTAAACATTTTACGAGAAAGATGTTTTGTTACAAGTTCAAATATTAACATATTTTGAATTAATGGTGACCTTGCCTCTTCTGATCCTTTAAAATTATAAATATCGCCATCTGGTGTATAAATTTCAATGGTAAATTTACCTAATGATGTCATAGTAGGAATAAATTTTTTGAAACAATAGCATTGACCATTTACTCTACAATGAACTGTATTACCAATAATTCTATCTGGAATTAAAATCGCAATAGATGTTCCCAATAATGTACTCGTACCTTCAAGTGAATTATCTAATTCTGGTATTTTAAGAACTAAATATGGATGAATTAATTCAAAACCTTTTGGTAATAAACATTCAGTTAATTGAATTGTATATAAATTTTGTGGAGTATAATTTACGTTTGCACCTACGTGATTGTCAGAAGCATTAAAATGAACTCTGTATTTTCCAGGATTTGGGAAAACTGTTGTATTTCTATGCCGTGAGTCAACCACAATACATTGACTTCTAGTTGTTTTTGTAGTCTCCTGTTTGATTATATTTTCTTGATTAAAATTCCTAATTTTATTAGGATATTCATATGAATTACGGGAAAAGGACATTTTAAGTATAGATTGTAATGATATAAAAATTTTTTAATTTAGTCGAATAATATTAAAATAAAATTGAAATTTGATTTTTTATATTAAGACATTATTTAAAATTTAAAGTAAAAATGGATAATAATAATTATTATAATGACGATAACGATGACGATAACGATAACGATAACGATAATGACGATAACGATAACGATAACGATAATAACGAAGATGGTGATATTGAAGATCAAAAAATTGAAAATATTCGTAATGAAATAGAAGTAGTTAAACAAACTATGATGAATAATATAGATAAAGTAGTTGAAAGGGGAGAAAATTTAGAATTATTGATAGATAAATCAGACACTTTGAACCAAGGTTCATTTCGTTTTAATAATCAGGCAAGAACACTTCGAAGAAGATTGTGTCGGCAAAACTTTTTACGAGGTTGTCTATTTGCTCTTGTTATATTATTAATTATATATATCATAATTGGTAGTAGCTGTGGTTTTGATTTTGCTTGTGTAAAAAAACATTAAATATTTAATTAATATATGTATTTTTTTTCATTTTATTTTATTATTCATATATATATAAAATAAAATGAATCTAGATTTTTTAAAAAACCCAATCATATTGGCATTTATAGGAGGTTTACTGGTATCTTTATACACATATGTTGATAGTCGTATGATATCAAAAAATGAGAAAACTAAAGGTGAGTATTGTAGAATTTTTATTGTTAGTTCTCTAATTTTTGCAATTTTATTACCATATTATCATATTCCTAAAAGAATTTTTAAAGAAAATATTATTCCAGGACCTGCTCCTTTTTAAACTAAATTCGTTAAAATATTGAGATAAAGTTATATATATTTAGTAAATGGATACGACTAATACTACTAATAAGAAATTATATTTTATAGAAAATGAACGAATACAACAAAAGCCAATATCCTATATTAAAAACGATTTGGCTAAAGATCTAGATAAACTTTTACCAAATAAAAGTTTTGGATCATATAGAGATGTTATAATTGCTATAACACTTCTTGCTAAATCTAATACACAATTATCAGATAATGAAAAAAAAATGATAAAAGATGTAACGGAATATATATTTATAATTAGAGGTAGAGGATTATTTCAAGTTGGAAATGTTCCATATATCGGAAAATGGGATTTGGCAATATATTATTGTATAATGACTGACTTAATTGATACTAAATTTTATAATAGAGATCATTTATTAAAACGTGTTACTAATAATTTTAAAAAAACTTCACTTGATGTATCTACACAAACTTGTAATAAAGAGGAAGTAAACGAAGAAATTGAAATTTAAAAATTTATTTAAAAATACAATTTTTAAAATTATTTTTTACTCAATTTTTTAAGATTGACATAATATTATATATTAATTAATTTTTAATTGCTATATAATTTTATTTTATGTAAATAAAATCAAGTTTGTAAAAAATGAAATCTACAAACAGAAACATAACTTTCTGTTCCACCAATACAAATTCGTTTTTTTGAATCAGATAATCTTTTTGTAAAATTTCCAGGTGTTCCATCTTGACAATATATGCAACAACTATGTAATTTATGAATACATTCTGCCATCGGAATTAAATTTGTTATATTAGTGAATGGTTTTCTTTGAAAATCACCATCCAATCCACATACAAATATAGTTTTTTTGTCAATATCAGCAGCTTGAATACAAAAATCATATAAGTCATCAAAAAATTGCCCTTCATTTATAAAAATAGCATCACTATTTATGTAATCTTCTGTTTCTAATAGTGGCAATAATTTTTTAACGCATTTCGCTTTTATTGAAGCATGATTATGTGTTGAAATAATACCATTACCATAACGAGTATCATCCGCAAAATTAATAGCAAATAAATTTTTATTTAAAGCTTTATATTTATGATAGAACGAAAGCAATGTACTTGTTTTTGAAGCATACATACATCCAATAATTAATTCAATTCTACCAGATTTTGTATGAAGACAAGGTAAAGAACACATGTTAGAAATTATATAATTATATAATGTAATTTCATTTTTATATATCTTTTATTTTAAAATTTAAGATGTAAATTCTAAAAAATCAAATACAATTTTTACACCACACGCAACTGACAAAAGTTTTAAAGTATCAGTGAATATATTTTTAAAAAAATTATCTTCATCCTCATTTTCGGTATTTAAATCTGTTTCTATATCTGTATAAAGATTAGATGGTTCTCCTTGAGAAATATTATTTATAATGTCATCTATCATATTTTTAATTATTTTTTCTCTTTCCTCTTCCATTTTTTTTCTTTCTTCTTTAGAAACATTATCTACAACTTTATTTATAATATCATCTATAACGCTTTTAACTATTTTTTCTGTTTCAGGATTTATTTTTTTTTTTGTATTTGTTTCAGAATTTATTGATTGCGAATTATTGTCATTACTATTTATTCTTCCTTTAAAATAATCTTTTTTTAATAATATATTTATCCAATCATTATTATCATCTTTCATATATAATGGTTTATTTAGATTCATTATATGATATAATAAAGTATATATATATATTTTTTTTGTTTTCAAAAAATTTTAAAACAAAAAAAATTGCTAGCATAATACTTCTGAATTATTTATATAGGTGTTAAAAATATATATTAACATATAAGATATAATGACTGAAGAAAATATAGATTATAGTAAATTTATTTGTAAGACTCGTTTATCGCCTATAGATGAGAGAGATTGGATTGCTGAACAAATTCACCCAAATTCAAAAGAAATTAAACTTCCAATAGTTTTAGATTATCGCTTTGATCAATTACCCATAAGAAATCAGGGAGAACAAGGATCGTGTGCGGCACACGCTGCTTGTGTAATGAAAGAATGGCAAGAATTAAAAAATATTAATTTAAATGAATACATGTCACCACAATTTATATATAATAATCGTGAAAATCAAGATGGTGAAGGAATGTATGGTCGTGATTTGATGAAAATAATGCAAAAAATGGGAAGTGTTGAAGAAGATAAATATAAATACGGAAAAATTGAAACCCCAGAATCTATACCTACATCTATTTATAATCGTGCTAAAAATTATCGTATCAAAGGATATGCGAGAATAGAAACAATAGAAGGATTAAAAGTTGCATTGAAAAAAAATGGACCTTGTTATATATCATTTCCTGTTTATAATTATGGTAAGGAATTTTGGCATCCTGAAACTGAAGATGAATTATGGTGGGGTGGTCACGCTGTCGCTGTTGTTGCTTATGATACGAGTGGATTTTGGCTCAAAAATTCGTGGGGAATAAAATGGAATGGAAATGGATATACAAGATATCCATTTGAACATTGGGGAGACCATTGGGAAATTTTTACAACAATAGATGATACAAGTAGTATTATTTTTGATGATGAAAAATTAGAAGAAGAAGAACGTAAAAGATTAGAAGAAGAAAAACGTAAAAGACAAGAAGAATTAGAAAAGGAACAACAAAAAGAAATTAAACGATTAGAAGAACTAGAAGAAGAAAAAGAACGTAAAAGATTAGAAGAAGAAGAACGTAAAAGATTAGAAGAAGAAGAAGAAGAACTTAAAAGATTAGAAGAAGAAGAAAAAGAACGTAAAAGATTAGAAGAAGAAGAAGAAGAAGAAGAAGAAGAACTTAAAAGATTAGAAGAAGAAAAAGAACGTAAAAGATTAGAAGAAGAAGAAGAAGAACTTAAAAGATTAGAAGAAGAAGAAAAAGAACGTAAAAGATTAGAAGAAGAAGAAGAAGAACTTAAAAGATTAGAAGAAGAAGAAAAAAAAAATAAAAAACAAAAAGATAAAGAATCTAAATGTTTTCCATTTTTTGGCAAGTATCCAAAGTTTAAATGGAAATTTTGTTCTAAGTTTAAATTTAAATAAAAATTTTACTTGACGAAATAGAGCGTGGGGATTTATTCATATATTGTAAGGAAGGTTCTTCTTCTATTTCAAGACTGATATCTTCAGTTTTTACTTCATAAATAGAATTTTCATCCATATTTTTATGATCATCATTAAGTGGTTCTTCCATATCAATTTGACTATATTCTTTTTTATTATTTAGTCCTACACATCCACATGAAAATTTTGAAAAAAGTTCTGTAAATTTTTTTCCAAATTTTTTAAAGAAGTTTTTTTTATTTGTAATATGTTCTTTCTTTTTTTTGGTAGATATCTGTTCTTGATTATTTTGATTATTGTTAATATAATCAAACATAAGAATGTCTTGAATTGTTCTAGCAAGAATTTCATCATTCAGTGTTTTTGCTATAATTTCGTCATTATTATCATTGGTTTCTTTATTATTATATTTTGATTTACTATCTTTGATTACGATAGATGTATCTAGATTTAGAAAATCCTGTGTTTTTTGTTTAATTGAAGCATTACTATTCTGAGATGGTTTCATCACGTAGTTACTAATATCAGATTTTTTAATCATTTCTAAAATTAAATTAATTGATTCTTCTAAGTTTCCATTTGTTTCTGTATAAATGTAACTGATAACAGATTCGTCAATATTTGGAAACATTTCGGTCAAGGTATAAGTTGTCATATTTTAAATAAATTATTTGAATATATTTAATTTTAAAAATAAATAATTTATTTCAATTTTTATTTTTTAATGTGTTAATTCGTAATAAAATGATTTAGCAGTTTTATAAAAGATTCCGCCTTTATTTAAAGGAACAAAACCAGTTAATCCAAGTGCTTTTCTTGCTCGTTTAACAGCAATTGCCCATTTATTTGTTTTTCCAAGTTTAACTTTTGCTGCGGATTTTATTTTTTTTGGTCTCCCAATTTTTTTTTTACCTCCGATTTGTGTATTATTTTTCTCTTCCTCATTATTTATGTTATTGTTTTCTATATTTTCTTGATTTTTTTCTTCTTCTGGAAATAGATCAATATTATTATTCTCATTTTCGATAAAAGATGGTCTAGTTTGTAATGGTTCCATGAAACTTGGTCTGGATTGGTTAATTGGTTGAGTAGTTAATTCTTCATTATTATTTACATTAATATTTTCAGAAATTTCTGCAGTTTTTTCATCATCATTATTATTTACATTAATGTTTTCAGTAGTTGATTCTTCATTATTATTTACATTTTCAGGAATTTCTGCTATTTTTTCATCATCATTTTCCATAAAAGATGGTAGTGGTTCTATATTTGCGAAGTTATCATTTGTATTATTATTTTCTACATTATTATTTTCTACATTATTATTTTCTACATTATTATTTTCTACATTATTATTTACATTATTATTTTCTACATTATTATTTGTATTTACTTCAATTTCTTTTTGATCATCATTTTCCATAAAAGATGGAAATGGTTCTATGTTTGCGAGGTTATCATTTGCATTATTATTTTCTACATTATTATTTGTATTTACTTCAATTTCTTTTTGATCATCATTATTATTTCCCCCAAGTAGTGATCCACCAATGGCAATTGCTGGAAATATGTAATTGAATAGTGGGTCAATGATAAATTTTAAAATAAGAAATGCTGCACCAATTATTATAATATTTCTTGCGATGGTATCAGAAAGGAATTTTTGTAAAAATGTTCTTTTTTTTTCTGGAATATTATTAATATTTTTTTTTAAAATTTTGGATACAACTATACCCAAAATTACTAATACTAATATGGTGGCAATATACAAAATTATGGATAATATATTATTTGAAATACCAAAAAAATTCATCTAACTTATATAATAATAAGAAGGAAAATAATATAAATTTAAATAAGTAATAATTATAATAGATATAATCTATATAATGATAAGTAACAATTATAAGATATAAAAGATTTAATGGTCGATTATATTAAATTAGGAAGTGGTGTAGAAATGGATGATAATTTGGCGAATGAATTGTGTAATTGTTTGGAAAAAGATGGAATAATAGCATTGCCAACTGATACAATATATGGTTTAGCGTGTGATATAAAATCATTTCGTGGTTTAACTAGTATTTATGAAATAAAGAATAGGGAATTTGATAAACCTTTAAGTATATGTGTAAATAGTATTAGAGATGTATACAAATATGCAGATGTAAATATAAGTAAAGATATTTTGGAAACTTTATTGCCTGGGTGTTATACATTAATATTTAAAAAGAGTATTAATATTCCAAAATATTTAAATCCAAATACGGATACAATAGGTATTCGTTTTATCTATAATAATGATATTAGTAAAATTTTATCAAATTTAGATAGTGGATGTATTGTATTGTCATCTGCAAATCTATCAAATAAAGGTAATTCAATAAAGACTGATGATTTTTTTGAAATTTGGAATAATCTTTCATATATTTTAGATAGAGGGGAATTAGATTTGGATGGAGATTCTTCAACAATAATAGATTTTTCGGATAAAAATAATATTAATATTTTGCGAAAGGGGAAAGGGTATAATTATTTATTACATATGTTAGATAACTATGGGATCAATGTTAGATAGAAATAATGATATAAAAGTAAATTATATACATAATGATATAGAAAATGAGTTCTTATAATAAAAATGATACATGTAGAATGTATATTAATGAAAAGCCGAATAAAGATGACATAGTAATAGTTGAGGTGATTTCAATAGAGGAATCTTTTGTCAATTGCAAATTATTAGAATATGATAATCTTGAAGCAATGTTAAGTCTTAGAAATATTCAACGTAGGCGTTTTCGTGGTAAAATACCTTTAAGAAAAAGACAGACAATTTATTGTAAGGTTTTAACAAAAGAAGATAATAAATTTACTGATATTTCAAAACGAGATGTTTCACCTGAGGAAATAGAAATTATGAAAATTCAATGGATAAAATGTAAATTTGTCCATAGTTTATTTAAAACTGTTTTAGTAAATTCTGAAATGACTTTATCAAATTTGTACGAAAATTTTGGTTGGAAGTTATGTGAAGAGGGTGGGCATATTTATGATTATTTAGACGAATTTGTAGAAAAACCGGAATTAATAGATAATTATGATTTAGAACAAGATATAAAAGATTTATTAATTACTACAATAAAAAAGAGATTTAAAGCTAAGGAGAAAGATGTTCGTGCTACAATTGAAATGACATGTTTTACTCATCATGGTATTCAAGGTATAAAAAATGTTTTAATAAAGAATCAATGTGAAGGTATAAAAATGTGTGTAATAAATTGTCCTTTATATTCTATTACAATGAGATGTTTAAACACAGATGAAGGTATAAAAAAAATGGATAAAATTATTAATCAAATTGAGGAAGATATCAAGGAATATGGTGGTACAATGAAGATAAAAGATAAATCGAAAGTATTTGAAAAAGAAAATAATAATTATTTAAATAAATGATTTTAGTAATAATATATAACTGTTAAATGGATTTAGAAAAAGTGAGAGAAAAATTAATTAATTTGGAGGATATTATAATCCAGGGTCTTTGTCAAAGAGCAAGATTTAAACATAATAATGCAATTTATGAACATAATTCCAAAAAATTTTTATTTAGTAATAATTATGAGGGAACATATTTTGATTTTATGTTCAAGCCAATTGAGAATGTACATGCGATTGCTGGGCGTTATGAATGTTTTGATGAGCGACCTTTTTATAAGGGTTTATCACAGAGTGTAGTAAAAAGGGATTATAATAGTAAAATTCCGGATGATATATTAAAATTTTCAAAAAAGATAAATTTTAGTCCGTGGATAAAAATAGCATATTTAAATTTTTTAAAAGATTTATGTAGTGATGGTGATGATGCTAATTATGGTGATTCAGTATTATGCGATATCTTTAATTTGCAAGCAATTTCAAAACGAATTCACTATGGTATTTTAGTAATGGAAGCAAAATATCAAAAATCTCCAGAAATTTATAATGAATTATTAAGTAAAGACAATGATATATCAATAAGTTCTGAATTAAAAAATGTAAATGTAGAATTAAAGGTATTAGAAAGAGTAAGAGAAAAGGCGATAAGGAATGGAATAAATAATCCAGATATAATTGTTAATTTTTTTAAAAATATAATAATACCAATGACGATTCAAGTTGAATTAGATTATATTTTTAGTAAAAACATATTAAGTAAAAAAAATTGATAATTATTAATATAAAATATAAATCTAAATTATGTTAACATTAGTTAGAAATAATTTACATTTAGTTAATAGAATTGTTCCTTCACAAAAGACATTTCCTTATGGTAGGAATTTGTTAAATAGTATTAATAAGAGATTTTATAGACATTTAAATATGAATGAAAAATCTGCTTGTGGTATTGGTATTATTGTCGATATGAATAGAATGTCAAATCGTTCAATAGTAGAAGATGCTAATCAAATGCTATTAAATATGACACATAGAGGGGGTTGTATGGATGATCCATTAAATGGTGATGGTGCTGGAATAATGGTAAATATTCCTCATGAATTTTATAAATCTAAATTATTTGAAGATAATAATATTTTATTATCTGAAGTAGGTAAATATGGAACTGGGATAGTTTTTTTACCAATTGATTCAAATTCAAGAGAAATGTGTAAAAAGGTATTAGATATGAATGCTAAAAAATTAGGATTAGAAATATTAATATGGAGAGATGTTAATAAAAACAGTGATTGTTTAGGGTTAGTTTCTGGAGGTAGTGAACCTTGTATAGAACAAATATTTGTGAAAAGGATAAATAATACAGATATATTAAATCAAGATTTATATTCACTCCAAAAAATTTCAACAAATGAGATTGATTCAAATAAAAAAATTTTAAATGGTTTTTATATTTGTAGTTTATCAAATGATACAATTGTTTATAAAGGTCAATTTAATTGTGAACAATTATTTCAATATTATGGTGATTTAAGAGACCAATCATTTCAATGTTATATGGCAATGGTTCATTCTCGTTTTTCGACAAATACCCAACCTTCGTGGAATAGAGCACAGCCATATCGTATTAGTTGTCATAATGGTGAATTAAATACTATTGATGGTAACAAAAATATGGTAAAAACGCGTGAAAGTAATATGTTTAGTCCAATTTATGGAAAAACGACAAAAGATTTTTATCCAATTTGTACTAATAATATGAGTGATTCTGGTAACTTTGATAGTTTTATTCAATGGATGACGATGTCAAGTCAATATTCATTACCAGAAATTTTAATGACAACTATGCCAGAAGCGTGGAAAACAAATAATAATTTATCAACCGAAGTCCAATCATTTTACAAATATCATTCTTGTTCTCTTGAACCTTGGGATGGACCTGCTTTGATAGGATTTATGAATAAGAAACATATTGGTGTAATTCAAGATAGAAATGGATTAAGACCTAGTCGCTATTGTTTAACAAATGATGATAAATTGATTATATCAAGTGAATCAGGAGTTTTACATAATATAAAAGAAGATTCGATAAAAGAGGTGGGTGGATTACTTCCAGGTGATATTTTATTAGTGGATATGAAAAATAAAGGAATATTGAAAAATTTAGATGTTAAAAAGCATTATGCTTCTAAATATGATTACATAAGTTGGGTTAAAGACATAGAATACTTAGATGATGTAATTTTAAAAGAAAAGAATTATAAGATAGAACAAGTATCAGATATTGAGAATAAATTTAAATTATTCGGTATATCTGATGAAGTAAAAAACATTATTTTAACACCAATGTTTTTAGGTTCGAATGAACCAAGTGGTTCAATGGGAAATGATACACCATTAGCATTTTTATCAAAAAAGAAAAGAAATATATTTGATTTTTTTAAACATTCGTTCGCCCAAGTTACAAATCCCCCAATTGATTCAATTAGAGAAAATTATGTAATGACTTTAGAATGTCCAATAGGAAAAGATAATAATATTTTAGAAATTTCTAAAGATAGAGTAAAATCTATTATTTTAAGAAGTCCAGTTTTAACAAATAAAGAATTATCTTTTATAAAAAGAAATAAAATAAAAGACTTAAAAACAGATATTTTAGATATGACTTTTTCAAAAAGTGATACTCGTAATCTAAAAGATATAATTTTAAAAAAATGTGAAGAAACGTATAATGAAATTATTGACAAAGATATTAATACAATAGTTTTGACAGATAGAAATGTGAGTGAAAATAATATTCAAATTCCATCTATTTTAATGTCAAGTGCTTTACATAATTATTTATTAAGACAAAGAATTAGAAATCAAGTATCGATCATTGTAGAATCTGGCGGTGTAAGAGAATCACACCAAATTTGCTGTCTCTTAGGATTTGGTGTTGATGCTATTTGTCCATATATGTCATTTGAATTAATAAAATATCATTTAGATAATAGTAATATTCCATATAGAAGAAAAGAAATATATGAAAATTATCGAAATTCGATTAATAAGGGAATTTATAAGATTATGTCAAAAATGGGTATTTCATCATTACAAAGTTATAAAGGTGCTGGTAAATTTGAAACTATTGGTTTTGATAAAGATATTTTAGAAACATGTTTTCCAGATATGCGTAATACAATAAATGTTGTAAATTTTGATAAAATAAAAGAAATATTTGTAGAACATCATGAAAATGTTTATAATGATAGTAATATTGTTGATGGACAATATAGTTTTAGAGAGGGTGGAGAAATACATTATAATAGTCCAGAAATTATATATCAATTACAAAAGTCTGTAAAATTAAATAATAAAGAACAATTTAGTGAATATTTAAAATCAACTGATATTTTGAATAAAAAATGTACAATACGAGGTCTTTTAAAATTCAAAGAAAATAATAGGGAATCAATTTCAATAGATGAGGTTGAATCGGCAAAAGATATTGTAAAACGATTTTGTACAGGTGCAATGAGTATTGGTTCTATTTCAAAAGAAGCACATGAAACTATTGCTTTAGGTATGAATAGTTTGGGTGGTAGATCAAATACTGGTGAAGGTGGCGAAGATAGCAAAAGATTTAATACAAGGAGAAATTCTGCTATAAAACAAGTTGCCTCTGGTCGTTTTGGTGTGTCATCGAATTATTTGGCAAATGCTGATCAAATACAAATTAAAATGGCTCAAGGTGCCAAACCTGGAGAAGGTGGTGAATTGCCTGGTTTTAAAGTAACAGATGAGATGGCTCGTTTAAGAAATACAAAAGAAGGCATTACTTTAATTTCTCCTCCACCTCATCACGATATTTATTCAATAGAAGATTTGTCACAATTAATATATGATTTACAAAATGCTAATAAGAATGCTTCAATTAGTGTAAAATTAGTATCAAATAATGGTATTGGAATAATAGCGTCAGGTGTTGCAAAATGTAGTGCCGATCATATAGTTGTGTCTGGACATGATGGAGGAACTGGTGCCGCTAGTTGGAATTCAATTAAATATTGTGGAACACCTTGGGAAATAGGGTTAACAGAAACACATAAAACTCTTGTAAAAAATGATTTAAGACATAAAGTTAAATTACAAGTAGATGGGTCAATTAAAACATCACGAGATGTTGTAATAGCATGTCTTCTTGGTGCGGAAGAATTTGCATTTGCTACAATTCCTTTAATAACAATTGGTTGTATAATGATGCGTCAATGTCATTTGAATATATGTCCCGTTGGAATAGCTACACAAGATCCAATTTTAAGACAAAAATTTGCTGGAAAATCTGAAAATGTAATTAATTATTTCTTTTTATTAGCTGAAGAAATTAGAGTTATAATGGCACAATTAGGTTTTAAAACAATGGATGAAATGGTTGGTAGATATGATAAATTAAAAACAATCCAAGATAATATTGATTTAGATTTTATAGTAGATAATGATATAAATTATAACAAAATTTTTTCAAATTCGAATAATCCCAAAAAGAATTTGGATAATAAATTAAATAATTATATTATTAATACTTCTAGAAATGCTTTAGATAACATTGATAATGTTGTTATCAATAGCACAATAAATAATTTAGATAGAAGTATTGGAACTATGCTGAGTTACGAAATATCAAAGTTATATGGAGAAGATGGATTACCTGATAAAAAAATAGATATAAATTTAACTGGTATTGCTGGACAATCTTTAGGTGCTTTTTTACAAAAAGGTGTAACAATACAAGTTACTGGTGGATGTAATGATTATGTAGGAAAAGGTATGTCTGGGGGGAATATTATAGTTAAGAAATATAAAAATTGTGATATTCCATCATCTAAATATATGATAATTGGAAACACATGTTTTTATGGTGGAATTGAAGGAAATGCATATATAAATGGTATTGCTGGAAATCGTTTTGCTGTAAGAAATTCAGGGGTGGATATTGTTGTTGAAGGGATTGGGACAAATGGATGTGAATATATGACGGGTGGAAGTGTATTAATTTTAGGAAAAGTTGATAAAAATTTATGTGCGGGAATGTCAGGGGGTAGTGTATATGTTTATGATACTGAAAATTTATGTGAGAATAATATAAATAAAATTTCTGCGAAGGTAAATTCTGTTGATAAAGAAGATGAAATTTTTATATTACATCAAATTAAGGAACATTATAAAAAAACTGATTCAGAACTTTCTGAATTTATTATTAATAATTGGGAGGATGAAATAATTAAATTCAAAAAAATTGTTCCAGTTGTTTTATAAAATAGAATTTCTAATAGTAATTTTAATATTATAAAATTAAAGTATAATATAAATATAATTTTATTATATTAAATCTAATGAAAAACATTTTTTATATATCTAAAAGATGGTTTAGTAAATCTAAGCCTAAAGATTTTTTAAATAAAAGTAAATCTATAAAGAACAGAAATGTTACAGAAAGAATAAAAGATTTTGGTTCAATTTCAGAAAATTATTCCAAACAAAATATTGTAAACCAAGCATCAAGATGTTTAGATTGTGGGACACCTTGGTGTCACGTTAAACCACATGGTTGTCCTTTAAATAATTATATTCCAGAGTGGAATCAATTAGTTAAAAATAATGATTGGAAAAAAGCATATAATATTTTAAAAAAAACAAGCAATATGAGTGAAATGACAGGTCTTGTATGCCCAGCTCCTTGCGAATCGTCTTGTACTTTAGCATTATCTACAAATGATCCTGTTAAAATTAGAAATATTGAATACGCAATTATTGATCATGCTTGGGAAAAAGGATGGGTAAAACCAAATATTCCAGAAATAAGAACAAATAAAAAAGTCGCAATTATTGGAAGTGGTCCTTGTGGGTTATCAGCAGCAGATTTACTTAATCAAAATGGTCATAATATTTCTGTTTATGAAAAAGATGATAAAGTTGGAGGATTGTTAATGTATGGAATTCCTAACATGAAATTAGACAAAAATATAGTAGACAGAAGAATTAATTTACTTAGAAATGAAGGAATAAATTTTATTGTTAATGCTGATATAGGAAATAATTATAGTTCTCAAAAAATATTGGATAATTATGATGCAATATTGTTAGCTGTTGGAAGTACAGTTCCTCGTGATTTAAATATCAAAGGTAGAAATTTAAATAATATTCATTTTGCTATGGATATATTAAAAAATGATACCAAAAATTTGTTGAAAATTTCAAATGATGAAAAACTTTCAACAAATAATAAAAAAGTAATAATTATTGGTGGCGGAGATACAGCAACAGATTGTTTAGCATCAGGAGTTAGAAATAATTGTTCTTCGTTAGTATGTTTTAATAGAAGTGAAAAACCTCCTAAAAATAGAAGTATTGAAAATCCATGGCCCGAACCAGAAATGATATACAAAATAGATTATGGACACGAGGAGGTAATACACTCATTTGGTAAAGATCCAAGAGAATACCAAATATTAGTTAAAGAATTTATTGCTGATGATAATAATAATGTAAAATTTGTTAAGACTGTTAATATTGATACAAATTTTATAGAAATTCCAAATACTGAAAAACTATGGGATTGTGATATTGTTATTATATCCGCTGGTTATATCGGAACAGAAAAAACTTTATTAAATTCATTTAATCTTGAACAAAATGAAAAAAATAATATAATGACATTATTTCACTATTCTACTCATAATAATAAAATTTTCGCAGCAGGTGATTGTAGAATCGGGCAATCATTGGTTGTCAATGCTATTGATGAAGGTAGAAGGGTATCTCATACAATTAACAAATTTCTATCTAAATATTAACTCTAACATTCTACCAAATCCAATACTTGTCTCAGAACCAAGAATATGTCGTTTAAAATTTTGGGCACCATTAATTAAGGCAAAAGGAAGAAAGATACTTGATGCTAAATTCCAAGATATATTAGATAACTCATCATCTAACATATCAATTCGGGTACAAAACCATTTTACAAATATTTGAATAAATACTATAATAAGTGTTATTACACATATCAGAACTGCCACTAATGCAAAATAATTACTTGCTGAATTTATTTTATCGTTATGAGGGTCATAAATTTGTGACGGCACACGTTTATCTACAAACCAAACAAAATTCCAAGTAAATAAAAAAATAAAAGATGCTTTTAAACATAAATCAATGAGAAAAATTGGATTTAACATATATGGTATAAATCCGAATAACAGAGTTTTTTTATTAATAACATTATTCTTATAAAAATTCCAAATAAGTCGTAAAGGTGTAAAAATATTGTATAAAATTTTATTAATATTATTTAACAATTTAGATGACTTCATATAATATTAATATAATATAATAATATTATTGATAAATTTCTTTCTTAATTATTTTTTAACCAAACCTTTTCAAACAATTTAGAATACGTATCTGATGAATTACTTCTCTTAATTTGATTAAATGTATCGTCATTTGTTTCTATGAATGTATATTTATGAGAACCAACATTAATTTCTTTAATTATTTCATACTCACTCTCTTTTAAACTCAATTCATTTTTAGATGTTGATAAAAATTCTTTAAGATTTTCTAACATTGGTTCATTTATTTTTTTTATAACTTTTTTATCTTTCTTAATAAGCTTATATTTATGAATAACATCTTTATCAATACGAGCCAACATTGAAATAAAATCAACTATTTCAGCAAATACTTTATCATTTGTAGTTAATTTACCCCAAATTGGAAATGATTGAGTAAATATTGAAAATCCCAAATTATTTTTAGTTAAATCTAAAATATTCATAAATTTTTTTTTATTAAGCAATAAAATATTTGTTTTATTTAAATTATACATTTTTTCATATCCCCCACATTCTAATATTTCTTTTTGTTTATATGACGGAACTAAATCTATAACTAAATAAGGTTTTGTTGAAATATGAGGATATTTATTATCATTATTAGTTATATTCATTTTACTTTGTATAATATTAAATACAAGATTTCGTGTATCTTTTCCTAATGTGTAATAATCTGTCCAACGTGCTAATATAGGATAGCCTGTTTGTAACCATTTTCTATCTTTATCAAAGTTAGCGTATGAATGAATATCTGTATTTAATTCTAAAAAATCATTTTCTGTAAAATTTAGAAAAAATTTTTGTAAAATATTAAATTGTTTTTTATTATCTTCTTTTATTAAATTTCTGAAAGAATTTAAAAAATTTTTAAAAATTATATTTGTTTCAATATCAAAATCATTTTTTAAAATTTTGTTCTTTTCAAAGAAATTATAGTTATCTAAAATTAATTCTAATTTATTTTGTATTTTATCATATTCTAGTCTATCCATTTTATTATAATATTTACATTATTATAATAATCAATTTTTATCACACTTTAAATGAATATAACTATTACGATTTTAACTTAATAATAATAATAATTATATTTTAAAAAAATTGGAAATTTACGATAAAAATTTACTTACAATCCTAAATGTGCTTTAATTGTTGCCAATTCTTCTTCCAATGACGACATTTTTGTCTCAAGATTTTCAACTTTATTTTTTAAATCGGTATTTTCTGTTTCTAATGTTGCTACTTTCACTTTTTCTGCTTGTAGTTGACGATCCACTTCTTGTAGTGCTGCAGTGGCCAGTGTCCATATCGTATCTTTATTTAGATTATGAAAATCATTTACTTTCTTTCCGTAAATGAAAATTACATTTTCTTCTTGGAAACCATTTTCGTCTATAAATGTGGTCGATTCTGTTGGAAATGTTTTATTTATTTTTATTGTTTTTGAATCTATTATTTCAACAACTGTTATATCGTTTATATAATTATTTTTAGAATCGCGACAAGAAATTATATCATTTGCTTGTAATTGGTGGTCTGCTTGTGTAGTTAAAATACAAGAATCTGTTTCTATCGAACTTATATTTGCAGAAACCAAAATATTTGGTATATAGTCATCTACAAGTGTACATGAAGATGGAATGATTGAAAAAACTTCTTGTGCAATAAAACCATGAACTTCGCCTTCTCCGTATATCAAACTATCTTTGTATTTATATTTCTTAGGTTTCAATTGTCTAAGTTGTACCAATGCTTGGTCGTCTTCCACATCAACAATATCTTTCTTAATTCTTGAATCAGACATAATGTACATTCTTTGAGAAATAATACCCTCATCAACTTTAAGTCCTATAGCATGTCCACTAGTACTCCAAGTCATACCGTGATGTTTCCACTCCTGATCAGAGTGATGATAAGCACGTAACATTGCAGAATAAGCACCACCAGACCCACTAATATGACATTTAAAAGATGGATTATCAATACCAATACCAACATTTTGTCCACTAAATACCATTGCTTCTCCCCAATTAGCACCACTATTACCTGAAGAATAACTATTATTAGTCCAAATACTCGCTGTAGATGTACCACCAGCAAGCATACTAATTGCTTTACTACCAGATACAGAACAAATATCACCATGAACTTCTAATCTTTTACCTGGAGATTCACTTCCAATACCTACATTTCCACCACTTGTAATAGAAAATTTGACAGTACCATTTGTTGCTAATTGAACGCTATCAGCATTTTGATTTACAATTTGTAAAGCATTAGAATTAGCGCTAGAATATCCAATATAACCTTTTCTTCCAGAAGACAATCCATCTGGGTATAATTGTATATAACAATGATCTGTACCTTCTATGGTCATAGAACCACCATTACTAGCAACATGTAATCTAGCATTTGGATCATTGGTTCCAATACCAACATAACCATTTTTAGCAATTATCATTCTATCACCAAGCGAAGGACCATTTGTATCTCCATCAGATGTTCTAAAAATTAAACTACCATCAAACTGATTGGAAACGTGTGTATAAGAAG